GAACATTCTTTCTGAGTCATTCGCACCGGCAAGCCTTGCAGCTTCCGCTTCACGGCGTAGAATAGCCGCCTTAGCTTCAGGAGGGACCGTTGCCCAAGCCTTCGCCTCGTCAGCGCGCCACGATTTCGGCGGTTGATCGGCTGTCGCCTCGGGAGAAGGATTGGCTTCGGCTTGAGCTTCTGCTTGTTGATCCTGCGGCTTTTGCTCGGATGATGGAGTTGAACCCTGTGCTTCGGGCTGCTCTTGGTCATCCTTCGGCTTAGGAACGAACCGCCCATGCGCATCTCGCCCATCGCCACGATCGGACTGAGTTTCGGACGCCTCCGCATCGGGCTCAGCCTGCGGAGCTTCCGCCTGTTCGCCTTCTGGCGCAGCCGGCGTCTCTAGCGCCTGACGCTCCTCGATATCCTTCAGCCCTGCCGCAAGATCATCCCGCAGCGAACTCTCAGCGTTCGCGCCAGAGGCCATGTGCCTTCATCCTTTCGAGTTGGTTGCGCATTTCCCGCTTGGTTTCTTCGCGGGGGACCGTGGCCTTGAACGGCTTCAAGTCGGGCTTCTCGTTGCCAAGCTCGATGACCCCGTGGCGCTTCATGTGGTCATGATGCTGGCGCTTGGACGAGATGTGTGAGTTATCGAGCGGGGAGATGTAATCGTATTGATCGCCCGGTAGTCGCAAATAGCTCTTGCGAATGTCCATACCTTGAGGACCCAGAGCATCGTAAACCGTGGCTTTACACTTGGGGCATTCGTGCTCCCATGCCTCGCCATCGCGCTTCCAGCGCATGAAGCAGCATCGGCACTGACAGGTAAAGAGGATGTCAGGCATCTCCGCTCCCCTGATTGGCTGCTGAAATCTGGGCTGCGTCCAAGGTCGCCTGTGAACCGATCTCCGCGACTTCGATCTGCGTCCGCGCCTGAAGTTCTGCTTTCCACTTCTCAAGCATCGCCGACAGCGCCGCTTCCTGCTGTTGAGCATGAGACTGGAGCGCGGCCTGCTGCTGCTGGGCCTGTTGAGCAAGGTGCGCCTTCAACACTTCCAGCTGCGCTTCCTGCTGCATCTCCGCCGCGTGACGCTGGGATTCCGCCTGTTGCTCGGCCTGGTCTGACTGGGCCTGCAATTGGAGCTTCTGAGCCCCAAGCTGCGCATCTGACTGCACCTTGGCCATTGCCGGATCTGGTTTTTGAGGTTGGGGCTGTTCCGCCGCCTTGGTCTTCTGGTCGATATAGGTCTCGATCGTGTCCATGAGATCGCGGCCGGCACGGAAACCCCGCGCTCCGAACAGCAGGAGTTGTCCGAGCATCGGGACCGCAGTCGGATCGCCCTGCGCAATCTGGCCGGCGCTCTCGAGAAACTGCGTAACCGAAGTGATGAACTGGGTGCGCTGCTGTTGTTGTAGTTGGTCGTCGGGCGCAACGATCGAATCCGTCTCGATGTCGATCATGAACCGCCGGCGGGGCTGGTCTCTCAGCAAGGCCATGACCTCTTCCCACGTCGGCTTGGTCATCGCCTCCTGAACATCTTCGGGCCGCATATTGACGGCTTTCAGCATCACTTCGACCTGCTTCTGCATTTCCCCCAGATGAGTCTGAAGGATCTGCGCCTGCATCTGGGCCTGTGGATTGGGCGGCTGGTTCGGATCCTGTTGCGGTTGAAGCTGCTGCAGCTGCTTGGCCATGGCCATCATCTGCTGGGCCAGCTGCTTCATTGGCTGGGTCATGAGCTTCATCCCGCTCATGCGGATCAGCGTGTCCTGTGAGAAGTGGACCGCGATCACGTTGCCAATGAGATCGATCGCGTTGCGGGCGAACCGCTCGACTTCGCGCTGTCGCTCCTCAAGCCGTTTCGTGGCGAAGTTGGACTTGATCTGCTGCGCGGTCGCGGTTTCTTCCGGAGCGGTGTTGCCCCGGATGATGTCGCTCATCCCGGTGATTTCGTAGAGGTCGGCCTTCACCTCGTCCCGCGCCTTGTACAGGCCAAGCAGGGTCTCGGCCAATTCCTTCATCGGAAGGAGTTCAATCGCGCCCTGTATCTCGCCCTTTTCACTCAGCGCGGCCCAGTTCTTGACCGGAATCAGCTTGTTGTCGTGGCCGTCATTGAGGATCTGTCCCAACGCTTCAACCGAAGCGTCGTACACCCCGACCGCCTTGATCGACTTGGTAATCAGCGCAATCCTACCGGTGAGGTCGTCGAGCTCGTGCGCCTGGTCCTGGTATTCAATAAAATCGGGAACCGGGATCAGGCTGTCGGTGGTGAGCGTGGCATAAGCCGGCTTGGGACACGGAAAGAAGTGATCCAGCTTGAGCGGATCGTCCATGTCGTCGAGCAGATCCTGCCAGCTTTTCGACAGCCACACCGCCCGCTGTTCGGACTTGATCCACATCTCGTAAATCACGCCCTTGTCGGGCTGGTCCTCCGCAACCTTGCCGGTCGCGGTCTCGGTCTTCATGTCGAGCGGGATCTGTTTTCCAAGCTCTTCACCAAAGCGCTTGGTCAAGGCCACGCGGTTCATTCCGACGCGCCGCCACACCACGTCCACTTCTTCCCATGTGCGGGCGAGTTCGTGGCCGAAGTCTTTCCAGTGAACGTAATCGAGGACCGTGGTTTCAAACGCCACGATTTCTTCGCTGTCGCCAATGCCTTCCTCGTCCGAGGGCTGGTCATTTTCCGAGACTTGACCCTCGGCAGGCTTGAACTCCGGGACATACCGAACCCATCCACTCCCCCGACCGGGAAGCAGGTAATCATCGCGGGCATTCCGCATCGATGACCCGAAATGATCTTCGGCCACGGTGAACACGAGCGAGCGTTCGAGGATCTCCGCTGCGACCCGCCCGACCGGATCGCTGTCATCGCCCCTCTGGGTAACGACTGGCTTTGGCGTTGCCGAATAGAGGAAGGGTTTCAGCGTCTCGACGTTGGACCACAGCACGTTGTAACGACGGACCTGCAAATCCGCTGTTCCGCGCTCGTCCTTGTAGCGCTTGACGATCCCTTCCGCCCGGTTCTCCCATGACTTGCTTTCGCGCTCATAGGCCGAGATGATCTGCAGAAGGCTTTGGCGTGTGTGGGTCACAGCCGGCGTCCTCCCGCTCGAGGAGTTTTCGACCACAGCTCGTCAATCGTCATTTCGTTGAGGAAGCGCGGCTTTTCTTTTTCCTTGGGCCGTGCGTCTCCGTCGCGCATGGCGATCGCGGCATAACGGAAGGCGTCGGCGGTGTGGTTGTGCGGGGTCTTGGCAGGGTCGGGACCGAACATCTTGCGGTCGTCATCCCATTGCCTGCGGTATTGTCTTAAATGCTCGATGCCATCCATGCACTTCGTTCGATCGAAGTAGGACACGGCCAGCACCATCCTCGCCGCTTGAATCCCGTCCTGCCGCGACAGCTCAGCCCCGATCGTGCCTTCGATCCCGAGCGCGAACAGTTGCTCGATGACCGACTTTCCCCCGCTCGCCAGGGTCTTGGCCCGTGCGTCATGGGGCAACCAGTGCTCGGCATATTTATAGGGCTTCTCGGCAAGGACCGTGGCGTAATGCTCGATGTCCTCACCATTGGTCTCGTAATGGTCGATGAAATGCTTTTCACCGCGCACTCTTTGAAAGAACCAGATCGCGGTTGAATCGGTTCGGCCAATGTCCCACGCGGTTTCAACCGGGACAGCAGGATCATAGGGAACATCGCAGATCCGCCCCATTTCCAAGGCCAGGCGCATTTCCTTGCCCCAGTATGCGCCCATGATCGCGGCATCGAACGAGCATTCAAACTCGGCGTTATACTGGTCCTCGCTCATCGTGCGTTGAGCATCGGCGAGCTCGTCAGGATGAAGCAGTCCGGACTCCGAGGCTTTCAGCGTGAGGTCGAACCAGTCCTCGCTCTTGCGGGCATGGTCCACAATATCAAAGAAGGCGTTGCGCCCCTTTGGCGTCCCGATGAACACCGCCCAACCGCGACGGTCTGCCAGCAGGGGTCGGATAACCGCGCCCCAAAGCGAAGGCTTGGTGTCGGCATATTCATCGAGCACCACCCCATCGAGATAAATACCGCGTAGCGCATCGGGGTTATCCGCTCCGTAAAGCCGTATCGTCGCCTTGTTGCCGGGAAGGATGACCGCAAGCTCGCTCTCCCGTGCCTCGGCTCCCAAGGGAGCAACCATGCGCTTGAGATAGTCCCACGCAACCTGCTTGGCCTGTGAATAGTACGGCGCGATATAGGCAAAGCGCGCATTCTGCTTCAGCGTGTAAAGCGCTCTACAGACTAGTTCCCCGACACAGGCCACGGTCTTGCCGGCGCGGCGATGACACACCAAAGCAGCCCATCGATTGGTTCGCTCGTGGAACGGCATGAACGCATCACGCGGCTGATAGTCGATCGCAACCGCGCTCATGCTTCGTCCAGTGGCGAGCGGGGAACGGGAACGTGGACCACGCTAAAGGTGCCAGTGATCTCAGCCTTGTCCTTCACGAGCCCGAGCAACTTGCCCATTCCCATGACGGCTGAGACGGCGGCGCTGGGCTGTTCAATCTGGCGGGCCAGGCCGCGATCTTCCTCAAGCATCGAGACGAGATCAGCGACGGTCTTTTCAACCTTGATTGCCGCTCGTTCCTGAAGTTCGGCAACTCGTGCAGTCACGTTGCCATTTGTTGCCAGTCTCGAGGCGTGGGGACGACTTGGCCTGTATCCTGCGGCAACATACGCAGACTCAGCCGTCTCGCCCTTGGCTAATCCTTGGGCGAACAGCTCGTGCTTATGGTTCGACAATGCCCCCGCCATATTGGATCAGGCGCTGGGCTGGACAGCGTTTTGAAGGCTCGTGGTGACTTCGGTGATTGCAGCTGCCGTGTTGTCATCGGCGGTCTGCGCATCGGCCTGGAGCTGTGCCGCGCCGGCCACTGCTGCCTCGGATGCCTGGAGCGTTGCAACAACCTTGTCGCGGGCGAGCTTTAGTTCCTCGATCGCCGCCGTGGTTTTCTCGAATGCCATGTCGAACTCCATTCTCGCGAGTGTTGCTTCGGGCACACGTCCGAACAGGATCAGCAGGATATGTCGGGCGCGGCGCACGGATGGAGAATGGCACAGGAAAAGGCGGCAGATAGTTAGCCGTTGTCTCGGAACCTTTTGCGTGCTTGGCAGTTCTAGCGTTGTACCGGGGCGGGTTATTCCCTCACCTTGGTAAGTGCCGCGTGGATCGAAAGTGAAACGGAGCAGGCTTTACAAGGCTAGGCAAAGTAGGTTTGCTCTCCGGCTCCCCCGCCCCATTGAGCAACACGCC